TTAAACTAACTCAAGTTACTGGTACATTTATTGCTGGTGAACAAATTATTATTAATGAAGATACTGAAATATCAAGATCAATAACAACTGTTAGAACTTTTGGAATACAAGATATCAAATCAGTTTACCAAGATGCATCATCTTTAAGTGGATATGCTGCAGATTTTGTTGCAGATACAATTTTACAAAGAAAAATTCCAACTAGTTTTAGTATTACAGATACTTTAAATATTAATGCTGCTGGTATAGCAACATGTGCAGGTAGAAGTTTTGCTGGTATTAAAACAGACACAATAGTAAGATATCAATTACCAGATGAAGCAACAGAAAGATTTAATAGAATTGGAGCAGTTGATTCAACTGGATTGTTTATTACATTAGAACCAATTACTAGTGTTACTGGTATATGTAATGGTGCATTACCAACTGGTGCTACAAAATCAACAACATTTTCATTTGGTGTTCCTAATATTAATTTGAATGAAAATAAAGGTTTATATGCAGAATTGGGTAATAGAAATATATCTGATATTAATTTATCTACTGCAAATCTTGTTGTTGGAAAAAACATAACAGGAGAATCAACTGATGGTTCGGGTGTGTTAACATTTGATCTTGCAGCAAGTGGTATTTCAAGTGCATTTTATGATAGTTTTGATGAAGAAAGATATTCTGTTCATTATTCTAATGGATCAATTGAAACTTTAACTCAAGATCAGTTTGTTTTGGGTGCTAATGGTCAATCTGTAACTATTAATGGACTCACAGCTAGTCAATCAAACGTTGTTGTAAGCACAACTCTTAAAAAACAAGCATTAAAAAGCAAACAAAAAAATTATCTTAGAAGTCAAAAATTAGAAGTTCTTAAAACTTCTGTTGGAATTAATACATCTCTAACAGGTATGTCTAAGGCAACTGGATATGGTTTAAGGGTTGAAGATAGAGAAATTTCACTTAACTATTGTGATGTAGCAAAAGTTATTGGAATTTTTGAGTCAATTGACACAAATTCACCTACACTCGATAAATTAACTTTTCCTAATGGATTAAGTTTGAACACTACGGCAATATTAGGTGAAAAAATTGTAGGAGATAGTAGTGATGCTGTAGCACAAATAACTAGTTTAGTTTCTGCAACCGAAGTAGAAATAGTATATTTAACCCCTACTAAATTTACAATTGGTGAAATAGTTAATTTCGATGAGTCTAGTATATCCACAACCTTACAGTTAATTACAATTGGAACTAATTTAAACATTACCAATAGATTTGAACTTGATAAAGGACATAGAGAACAGTTCTCTGATATTTCAAGACTTGTAAGAAGAACTAATTTTGCACCTCCAACAAGAAAAGTTTTAATTGTTTACGACAGATATGATGTTCCATCTAATGATAATGGAGATTTTTATACTGTTGCATCATATGATGAGGAAAGATTTGCAAATGATATTCCAATATTAGCAAATGGTTTAAGAGCAACTGATACTATTGATTTTAGACCTAAAGTTGCATATTATTCTGGTGCTGAATCACCTTTTGCATTCCAAAATAGAAGTTTTGGAGGCACTATTAATCCATCATTTATTGTAACTCCAAATGAAAGTTCAATAATAGGATATAATTTCTACTTACCTAGAACTGATAAACTTATATTAGATACACTTGGAAATTTAGCAGTTATTAAAGGAACATCATCAACAGAACCAGTTGTTCCACCAACGATTGAAAATGCAATGGAAATTGCAACAATAAGACTACCTGCATATCTTTATGATCCAGATGATGCAATTATATCTGTAGTTGATAATGTCAGATATACTATGAGAGATATTGGTAGACTTGAAGATAGAATAGATGTTTTAGAAGAAGTTACTTCGTTGAGTTTACTAGAACTTGACACAAAAACTCTACAAGTTCAAGACGCTGATGGTCTCTCTAGATTTAAAACTGGTTTTTTTGTAGATGATTTTAAAGATACAAATCTCTTAGATTTAAATGACCCAGATTGTAAAATTAATGTAGATACTAAAAATAAACAACTTAATGTTCCTTTAGATTTTTGGTCAGTTAAACCAGAATTAGCTTTAAATTTATCAACTAATGTAGACACTGCTGATTTTTCACAAAATATTGAATTATTAGATACAAATGTTAGAAAAACTGGTGATTTAATAACATTAAACTATGAAGAAGTAGATTGGATACAACAACCATTAGCTTCAAGAGTTGAAAATGTGAATCCATTCAACATGGTTAGTTTTAATGGAACAATAGATTTAAAACCATTTACTGATAGTTGGGTAAGAAATATTCAAGTTGATGGTGGTGTTGTCAGAAGAACAGGTGGATTTAATGGATCATTTATTGATACTATAAAATCAAGTAGTGTACCTGATACACATATACGTTCTAGAAACGTTGCTTTTACAGCAAATTCATTAAGACCAGTTGCTAGATTTTATCCATTCTTTGATAGTTCTAGTGGTATAGATCTTGTACCAAAATTACTTGAAATATCCATGACAAATGGAATATTTACAAAAGGTGAAACTGTAGAGGCAGTAGATCCAAGTGGTAATCGTGTTGCGATATTCAGAATTGCACAACCAGATCATAAGTTGGGTGATACTAATTCACCGTCAGAGACATTTAATGCAAATCCATATGATACTTCATTAAGTTTAGGAACTAATTATTCAGCATCATCAACAGTTTTAAATGTTGATATTCTTTCACTTGCCGATGAAGCACAGGGTAGATTTTATGGTTATATTCCAACTAATGGAACAATTTTATTAGGTCAAAGTAGTGGAGCACAAGCAAATGTAACTAATGTAAGATTAGTCGCAGACACTTATGGTGATCTTTATGGATCATTCTTCTTTAGAGATCCATTAGCAACTCCACCACCACCATTAAGATTTAGAACTGGAACAAGTTCATTTAAATTAACTTCAAGTGCAGAAAATGCAGAGGCATTACCTGGAAGTTTATTAATCAGTAGTGGTGAAACATCTTACAGAGCCACTGGTATAGTTGAAGAATATACTAATACCTTAGTGATTGTTAGAAGACCACCACCACCACCACAGAATGATGATCCTCTTTCACAATCATTTACAACTGATGAAACAGGTGGTTTCTTAACCGCAATAGATTTATTCTTTGGTAATAAAGATCCAAATGAAAAATTAATAGTTGAAATAAGAACTATGGAGTTAGGAACTCCAACAAATCAAGTTGTTCAGGATTATGCTCGTGTTGTTTTAAATCCAAGTAATATTAATGTTTCAAATAATGCAGAAGTTGCTACGAAAGTTACTTTCCCATCTCCTGTATATTTGGAACCTAGCACTGAGTATTGTGTGGTTTTACTTGCTCCAACAACAAATAACTATGAAGCATGGATTGCTCAAATGGGTGAAAGGACTGTTAATACGCAGAGTTTACCTGATGCAGAATCTGTCATAGTTACTCGTCAATATATTGGAGGAAGTTTATTTAAATCCCAAAACGGAACTATATGGACTGCAAGCCAATTTGAAGATCTTAAATTTAAACTATACAAGGCACAATTCTCAACAACACCTGGATCAGTATTCTTCTATAATCCTAAGTTGGGAACAAATAGTGGAATAGTTAAAAGATTACTTCCAAATGCTATTAAAACATTACCTAGAAAGTTGAAAGTTGGTATTACAACTACAACTCACGCACAGACTATTGCCAAAATGGCTCTTGGTGTTCAGGTAAGTGATGCAACATCAGCAACTGCAGTTCAAGGATTTATTGAACAGGTTGGTGGTCCAATAAACACATTCTCTATATCAAATTCAGGAACAGGATTTAAAGCAAGTCAAACTTACAATAACATTCCTTTATATGCTATCACTGGAAGGGGTACTGGTGCCACTGCAACAGTTGCAACAAACGGTTCAGGCAATGTGTCCTCAATTAGTTTAACAAGCAACACAGGTGGTGCTGGATACGTTGAGGGTGATGTTCTAGGAATTACTACATCTTCTATAACTGATAAGAAAGGTAGTGGTGCAACAATTACAGTTACAGCACTGAATGGAAGAAGTACTTTATACTTGAATAACGTTCAAGGTGAGGAATTTACAACAGGACAAGCACTTGTTGTTTATGAAGGAAGCACTGCAACATCATATGGTAGTACAACAATTACATCATCAGGTATATTTGATGAAAAATATGCAGGTAATGTTCTTGAAGTTGAACATTATAATCATGGTATGCAAGCAGATACTAATTTAGTAACTCTTGCGAATATTGATCCAGATACAAATCCAATTACTTTAACTGATGCTTTAGATGTTGATGATCAGGTAATTTCAGTTGCAAGTACAACTCCGTATGCAACATTTAATGGAATATCAACTTCCAGAGGATTTGTTAAGATTAATAGTGAAATCATTTATTATGATAGTATTGGAGTAAATCAATTAGGTATTGGAACTAGAGGTGTTGACAATACTGTTGTTAGAACTCACAATGTAAATGACATTACCCGTAAGTATGAACTTAATGGATTTGATTTAACACAAATCAATAGAGATCATAATATGTCAAGTAATACTACATTAAGTAATCTAAGAGGTATTGATTCTTATTATCTTGAGATAAACAGAGGTAGTTTGGCATCTGGTGATAGTCAAGTTAGTTTTGTAAAAGAACAAAATGTGGGTGGAGAAGATATCTTTGCTTCACAAAACTATCAGTTTGATAGAGTTATACCACAATTCAATGTATTAACACCAAGTGATAGTACAACAATTGAAGCTCAAGTTAGAACTGTATCAGGAACAAGTGCAGGTGGTGGAGAAGTTCCATTTATTGATCAGGGTTATGAACCAATAACTCTTAATCAACCAAATAGATTGGATTCACCAAGATTAGTTTGCTCTAGAATAAATGAAACAACAAGATTAACTGGTTTACCATTAAATCGTTCATTTACTCTTGGTGTAAGAATGGAAAGTACTGATTCTAATTTATCTCCAGTTTTAGATACATTAAATGGTACTGTTGTTTATCAAAGAGCAAGACTTAATAGACCTGTTGATGATTATGCAAAAGATGGAAGTTCAGAAAAAACTTCTGGTGATCCACATTCAGCAGTTTACATCAGTAATCAAATTAATCTTAAAAATCCAGCAACTTCACTTAAAGTGTTAGTTGGTGCTTATAGACACTCATCTGCAGACTTTAGAGTTCTCTATCAATTGTTTAGAGAAGACGGAAGTGCAACTGAATTATCTTATGAACTATTTCCTGGCTTTGACAATCTTAATGATACAGATGGAGATGGTTTTGGTGATACAGTCATTGATCCTGCCAACAATAGTGGTAGACCAGATGCTTTTGTACCAGCAAGTAACCTTGATGAGTTCAGAGATTATCAATTTAGTGTTGATGACTTGGAAGAATTCACTGGTTTTAAAATTAAAATTGTATGTAGTGGAACAAATGAAGCATTTGCACCTAGATTCAAGGACTTTAGAACTATAGCATTAGCATAATGAAAAAATATTTTGATAAAGTTGTAGAGTGGGATCGAAACTTAGCAAAAAAATTCCAAAATAAATTTAATTTAACGGATTATCAAATGCTTTGTATTGCATTTGCAAAGGGTTTTGTTATAGGAGCAATTTTGTTATGATACCAGTTGAAGGGCATAAAAACTTATATCGAGATGAAAAGTCTGGGGCTATTGTAAGCACCGATAGTCACGGATTTTCTCAATATAAAAAGTCAAAAAATTTAAAATTAATTGAAAAAGAAGAAATAGATCGTATGAAAAGAGATATTGAAGAAATCAAATATCTACTTAAACAGATAGCATCAAAATAGACGGGTTACTGGAAATATAAATATATCTAGAATCCTGATATTGTTTTTAAATGGCAGTTTACGTAAGTAAT